GTAAGTGCCTACATCGCCCTCACGCTGACGCGCAAGGATAGCTTTTCCGCTGCGTTCGTTAGAACCCATGCCCAAACTGGCGTTATATTGGCCAGTGGTGGATTTGATGTCCTCAGAAGCGCCTGCTTTGGCTTGCAAAAGTCCGCTGGAGGCCATCGGCGGCTGCGCCCGCTGGGGTAGTGGCAGAACAGCGCCTTGGCCGTCAGTAACGTCTGGATTGACCTCCAGATACGGGAAATTCTGGGTGTTGGCGTTTTTCCATTTGTCCTCGTAGCCCTCAAACTGACCGCCATAGCCAATAAACGGGGCTTTTGGCGCCAAAGCCAGCATCTCAGCCTCTTGGGAAACCCAATAGTTGTACATCCGCTGGGCATCTTTGGCGTTTCGCACCAAGCCAGACACGTACAAACGGCCATCAACCTCAAATTCGTTGCCAACTACGCGAATAACGGGTATCCACTTGCCTGCCCATTCGCGTTCTTCCAAGATTTCATAGCCATTGATCTTGCAATACCTGACCCGGGGGCTATCAGAAATGCGCGAGTTTTTTGGTTTGCCGTAAATCTCTTTAAGTTGTTTGTCTTCTGGTGTACCTTCAAACGCCGTAGCGTTGCCAGGGTACAAATTCAGCGTTTTTTTGTCGTAATCGATGTAGTAATAACTGGCAATACGAACAGTGTCCTCATTCAACCAGTTGCTGATGGACTGATCACCAACACCCAACGACTGAAGTGTTGTGATTGGTACTGCGTCTGGGTATTGGCGCTCATACTCAGTTTTGGTTAAATCTTGCGTGATAAAACACCACTTAGCATCCGCTCCAGTAGGGTCTTGGATCAACGGATCCATGTAAACAGAAAACGAATTGCGGATGCGGCCAATCTTGATGTCTTGGTCAAATGTGTTGTCATCGCAATACTCGGTCATCAGGGTGATGTACCCTTCACCATAAGACACTTGGTTTTCGCAGGCTGTGTCGTAGGCAACGTCAGCATCAGAGATGTACTCAATGTGCCTGATCATGCCGTTAAGAATGTCTGCCACTTCAACGTCAGCGTTGTCATCCACCGGAATGACTCGAGCGCCAGGACGGTTTTGCCGCATATCGTTGGTCACTTGACGAACGTGCTGCGGCAGCTTGTTGATGGTCAGCGTTGGGCGTGCGTTAATTGTCTGACCTTGCACCGCGCCGCGTGTGGCCAGTACGTCTGATGGCCACTGCCAACAGTTATCGGGTGAGCCAGCGTAGAACCGCAGATCATCAATCTCATCTTCACGACTCTCAGCCAACGCAGCAACAGCTTGATCCAGCCGCGATCTGGCCGTAGCCAAAATGTCTGTATCAGACTTTGGCTTTTTGCCACCGGCAGCTACGTTAGCTGCGGCGACCATTCCTGTTGGATCAGCCATTTTTACCTTTTGGGGTGGGTTTAGATTTTTTGCTTGCGGCTTCTCTTTGCATGGAGTAAGCTATAGCAACAGCCTGATTTATTGGTTTTGTTTTGGCTTCAGCAGACACATTTTTTCTAAACGCTTCTTTGGAGGTACTTTTAATGAGTGGCATACAACGTTCCCGTGTTCGGCATGAAAAAATTTGCATTCATTGCAAAACAACATTTAATGTACCCGATTACCGAAAAAACACTGCCTTGTTTTGCAGCAGGTCTTGCATGGCGCTTCATTCTAGGGTGCAAATAGAAGCCAATTGCGCTGAATGTGGGTCTAAGTTTACACACATTTCGAGCAGGGTCAACAAGGCCAAATATTGCGGCCCTGATTGTTATCATAAAGCAATGAGCAAGAAAGGTAAAACACAATACCATTGTTTGCATTGTGGCGTTGGATTTTTGGGCGCTTTGTCTCAAAATCGAAAATATTGTTCCAAGCAATGCGTAGGAAAAGATGCAAAAGAAACGTTTGATCCAGTTTTTACAACCGTTAGAAAAGCTATGCTGAAAAGAGGTTTGATTTTGCAATGCAATCAATGCGGATATGACACAGAGCCTAAAATTCTTGGTGTACATCATAAAGACCGCAATCGTAAAAACAATGATTTAAGCAATCTTGAGGTTTTATGCCCTAATTGCCATTCATTGGAACACTCTAAGCATATTTGCCACGGTTTTTCAGAATAGCGGCATGATTATTTCTTCTTCATTGGCTTGGCAACAATAACAACCATCTTAGACATTTGCTTTTTATCGCCAGCCATGTCTTTTTTGCTGCCTTCTTTGCCGTAGGATTTTTTCTCTACGTCTTTTTTAGACTGTTCAAACTTGGTAGCCATCATTTACCTTTCTTGGCCGTCTTGGCCGACTTAATAAAGTCTTGCTTTGTCGGCGCGGCTTTGCTGCCGACCTTATTCATCTTTTCGCCAGAGCCAGCTTTGATGCGCTCTTGCTTGGCGTGAATATTACTGTATAGACCAGGTTTAGTTGCCATGATTTAACACTTCCATCTTGCTAAGGCAGCAGCTTTGCGGGTGGGATTACCCTTTTCATCTTTCATTGGGCCAGGCACGCCAGACATACGGGCGCAGAACGAGTCCTTACGTGCGCCGCCTTGGGGCTGTGGCGCTTTCAAGTTGCTGCCTGTCGCAGCGTTGTATTTCTCGCGCCCCTTGGCGGTCAAACCCGCGCCTTTGCTGGCTGGTAGCTTCTCGCCTCGGCCTACAGATAATGACACACTTTTTTTAGCCATATTAAGACCCCATCCAAGTAGTTGCTGCCATGCCGCGTTCTTGGGTGACGCGGCGCTCTACACGCGAATTGTACTCCCCACGACTTGCCACCGGATACGAGAACGTCAGAGCTATCGCGTCCGCAGCGTCGGGCGAGGCCAGCCCCCGCGCCTTCATGTCTTTTTTGGATTCCAAAAATATTGAACCTTTGGAGTCCGGCTTAATCATAGGTGAAATCAGATCTGTTTTCAAGAACCTGTCGCTGGGTATGCTTGCGCTCTTGAGCCAGTCGCGCATATCGCCCCAAATCTGCGCCCTCATGTTGCCGTACATCGCCGGGTTCTTGGACTTCCAGCCAAAGTTAACGCCTTTGATTTTGTACCGCTGCTCCTTGAGCCTGTCCACGATGCCTGCGCCCAGCCCACCTTCGTCGATAAACACCATCGCTGGCCTGTACTCCTCAATAGCGTCGATGACGTGACCGACCACCGTCATGGTGTCGTCGCCTCTGTGCCGGATAAGCTTCACAATGTCCCGCCCCTGCCGCACGGCCAGCACAGTTGCGTCCGCGCCAAACCGCGCCGGATCGACACCGATCACGATGGGCGCTGACGGGTCTTTGTACTTCTCCCGCTTCATGGCATCGTCAACCACTAGGCTGGAGATGAACTGATCGTCGCCCGCGTTGGGAAACTCACCATACACCTCGACGTGCGCTTGCGCCGAATCCGGCCCGTACTCGTCAATAATTTGCTGGTAGACCTGCTTGTCTGTCCCCTCCACCGTCCGGGCATCCACCACCTTGGTTTCCCAGAACTCGCGCTTGCTGTGGAAGGTTTCGTAGAAGTACCCCGTGTTGCGACGCGGGTTGCTAAACGCCAGCCAGAAGCGGTTGGGCGTGTTCTCGGTAAAAAAGCCGCTGGTCACCGCCCAGATAGCGTCATCAATACCGCTGGCCTCGTCAAAGATCACCAGCACGCCATCAAAGTTGTGTACGCCCGCGTATGCGTCTGGATTCTCAGCCGACCACAGCCGCCCCTCAACGCCCCAGTACCGCGTGCCTTTTCGCAAGTCCCGTTCGACCAGTTCTGTCAGCCACTTGGCTGGCATCAGCCTGGTTGCGCTGACCTCGAACCAGTGCGAGTTGAGCGACATCGCCAGCCACTTGGTTATCTCGGCCCATGTCACTGACCGCAGTTGCGACTCACTATTTGCCGACACAATGGTCGTTGAGCCTATCCTGGTTGACAGCATCCAGATCACAATCCAACTGACCAACGCCGACTTGCCAATACCCCGGCCTGAGCTGACCGATTGCCGCAAGGTGTTGAAGTCAACCAAACCTTTGTTTGCTTTGATCTGCTCTGTGATTGTTTGCAGCACCTCGCGCTGCCACTTGCGCGGCCCATCGAAGTGCTCCAACGGCGTGCCTTTGACACCCCACGGGAATACAAACTTTACAAACGCCAGTGGGTTGTCTTTGTACTGCGGGGCCCACAGCCTGGACATCAGTTCTTGTTCATCCTCTGCGCTGTATATGGTCGATTGCATCAGCTCAGTACCTGCTTGGCATCTACGTCGATCACGTCAGGGGCTGCGCGGCGCTCGGCCTCGGCCAGTGCGCCAACGATGGAGATGCGCTGATCGACCTCAACAGATATGGCCTGCTTGGCGACCCAGCCGTGTTGGTGTTTGAGAATCTCCAGCGCGACTTTAGCGTCGCCCTCTAACGCGGCGGTGTGCAGTACCTTGGCCAGTTCGATCTCGCCGTCGGCTTTGCCTCGTTGCGCGGCTATCTCCGCAATGGGGTCTAGCTCGCACAACTGGCGGTAGGCTTTAGGCAGAAGCCCAGCGGCCAGCGCCAGGCTGTCGCCTTTTAACCCGAGCTTGGCGGCGTTGTATATACGACTGATCACCGCTTCAGTGGCGCGGGTGTCGTTTAAGACAAGTGGCAGTGAATAGAAACTCATAGATGTATGACCGCTGTTGGCGTGCTTGAATCATATATTAAAAAAAATTTGTTCGCGAGCCCTCCGTCACCGTGGCCCTATGCGCTCGGCCCTCCCCCCTCCCCCTTG